CACTTATAGGAAAACTTCTTCGTGGTGAAAAGAAACAACTTTATGGATGGTCTTTTACTGGTATGGCAATCAGCATCCAAGCCTCAAGTACACTTGAGGAAGGTTCAGAGACTACCTGAGGGATATAGTTCCCTTAATAACAGGTTTAAGTGCCCGACACCCTCAACTTAGGGTGATGATATAGTCCACACCATAAGGAAACTTGTGGGTTATGTGTTCTATCCAATCTGGGAAGCAGCTTCCCTTGATGAGTGGCTTAAGTAAAATAGGGTCACTATAAATTGGGTGAATTGCTGGAACCCTAAATCGTTTATACGACAAGGCAATCAGCAGCCAAGCCACAGACGATACTTCTGTGGAAGGTTCAGAGACTACTGGGGTCAACAAGCGTGTTGAGTAATACCAGATTAGCGCCCGACACCTTAAATGGAAATAAGGTGAAGATATAGTCCAATCTATATGGAAACATATAGTCCTCCGATTGCTATAATGGAGGTCCATTTCAACTTGTTGTATTTCACTTCCTTATCGGTATCTACTGCTATATGGGTCGTGAATGGGAACTCTCATACCGTTTAGGTATGCGTCCCTGGATTATGGTTGCTTACTCTGCACCTGTTGCTGCTGCGAGTGCCGTATTCCTTGTCTATCCTTTTGGTCAAGGTAGTTTTAGTGATGCTATGCCCCTTGGGATTAGTGGAACTTTTAATTACATGCTTGTATTCCAGGCAGAACATAACATCCTTATGCACCCGTTCCATATGCTTGGAGTTGCTGGTGTTTTTGGAGGAAGTTTGTTTAGTGCCATGCACGGTTCACTTGTGACTTCTTCTTTGGTTCGTGAGACCACTGAAACTGAATCACAGAATTATGGTTATAAGTTTGGTCAAGAAGAAGAGACATACAACATCGTTGCTGCTCACGGGTATTTTGGTCGCCTTATCTTCCAATATGCTTCGTTCAACAACTCACGTTCGTTGCACTTCTTCCTTGCCGCCTGGCCTGTTGTGGGCATCTGGTTCACCGCTCTTGGTGTATCCACGATGGCTTTTAACCTCAATTGGGGTTCCGTTGAAGTAATTTAACGGCAAACATCGGATGAATTGCTGGAAACCCTCCAAATATAAGGGCAATCAGCATCCAAGTCTTGAGTACACTCAAGAAAGGTTCAGAGACTACCTGAGGGATATAGTTCCCTTAATAACAGGAATAAGCGTCCGACATCCTACTGGGATGAAGATATAGTCCACTCCATAAGGATGGAAAACTTATGGGTCTAGTGCAATGGTTTTAATTTTAACCAGTCTATTGTTGATAGTCAGAACCGAGTAATTCCTACTTGGGCTGACATCCTTAATCGTGCTGGTCTTGGTATGGAAGTGATTTCTGAAATGTAGTCACCCTGGAATAGGAATATTCCTTGACGAAACTGGGTTAAACGGGGAAACTCTCAAGTAGACAATCCCGTACCAATCCGAAGAGGACATAGGTTCTTCGGCAGGTCTAACGACTAGGTAGTGAGTTCCAACAATAATCTACCCACGAGTGCCCAGCATCCAGAACGGATGAAGAGATAGTCTGGTCTTACTGGCGACAGTAAGAAGTAAGAAATAAAGAGTTCTTACGATAACAAAAACGGCATGAAAGAAACGCCCATAATTTTCCACTTGACCTTGCTGCCGCTTCTACTCAAGAAGTTGCTTTAACGGCACCGTCAATCGGTTGATATAAAAACCAAATAATGGTATAATAAGGGAACTCTTCGGAGTTCCTTTTTTTATAAATAGTTATAACTTTGGTATAGAAGTTATGGTAAATGAAATAATAGATTTATATAATTCTGGTATGAAAATGAGAGATGTTGCTAAACAACTTAACATCTCTCATCATAAGGTCAGTAAAGTTCTTAAGGAATGTGGTGTAAAAATTCGTATTCGTAATGACTATGGAAATCCAGCACAAGCACCAGATTTTGCTGAAAGAGTTATAAGTAAAAGAAGAAGTTATGCTGGAGAAAATAATCCAAACTATGGAAAATCTTGCTCTCAAAAAGCAATAGAAGCAACCAAAAAAGCAAATACTGGAAAAGTTAGTCCTAGAAAAGGAAAACCATATCCGCAATCAATCGGTTGGGTATGTAAAGACCCAGAACATCCAGATAAACTTTATTTCATAAAACTCCACAACGGTAAGTATAAAGTCGGTAGGTCTTATAAGGGTTGGTTATACCGCAAGAAAGAAACCGCAGAACTGATTGGAGAATGGTCTGGAAAGTCTATTGATATATGGAACTTGGAAAGGAAAGTTCTAAAAGAGTTCTCCCAATATAAAGCACCATTAAATGAAATGAGTATGGGTCGTGGAATGACCGAACACTTTATAGATACTCTACCAGTTCAAGAAGTAATTTCCTTTATAAAAAACACACATAAAACCCCATGAACCTCCTACTCCCCCTCCTATACTTCACATTCTTCGCAGTCATCGCCGGAGGTGCCTTTGCGATGATGTGGTCAAATATCCAATCTATCAATGAGGAAATGAGAACTCCAAGAAAACCTCAACATCCAGAAGCACCAAAGGACGGAGAGGAAGTAATGTATGTTGACTTAAATAGAGATAGATTAGAAAAACTTTACGACCAATAAGATGCTAACAATCCTCATAATCTTCCAACTCTTTGGAGCATTCCTATTCCTTATGTCCCTCATATAAAAATCGTGCTATAATAATCAAAGGTGACTTAAAATAATGAAAGAATTGTATAAAGGAAAAGTTAAAACCGTTCTTCAGACAGAAAACCCGGATGAGGTTCTTATTCGGTTTGAGGATAAGGTGACTTGTGGAAACGGAAAACATGAAACTCATATTCCAGGAAAGGGAGAAATCAACTGTGAGATTTCGGCAATTCTGTTTGAGAAACTACATCGTATGGGAATTAAAAATCATTATCTCAACAGACCAGAACCAAATATAATGTGCTGCGAGAGAGTGGAGATTATTCCACTTGAAGTTGTCGTTCGTAATGTGGCAACTGGTTCTATTGTGCGGGAGACCACAATTCAAGAAGGAACCAGATTTTGTCCTGAATTGATTGAGTTTTATCTGAAGGATGATAGTAATAATGACCCACTTCTTACTCCAGATCGTATGAACTTGATGGGATATGATGTGGTTGATATAAGATTATTCAAGGGTATGGCATATGAAATAAATGTTATGCTAAAAGAAATATTCAATAGTATTGATATTGATTTGATTGATTTTAAGTTAGAGTTTGGATATACCTCAAGAGGTGAGATAATTCTTGCGGATGAAATCAGTCCCGATGGATGTAGACTTTGGAGAAAAGGAACCACCGAAAGTATGGATAAGGATTTGTATCGCAAAAATACCGGAAACATTATGGAAGCATACCAACAAATACTCGCACAATTAAAATGACACAAAACATCAATTGGTTTAATGTTCTCATAGACCTCTATATCATATATTGGGGTTATAATTTTGGAAGAAATAAAGGAGAATGAAGTATAATACCACACCATCAGAGCAACTTCATTACATTTTGATTACCTTTAGAGAAACTCTAAATATTTGTGGTATGAATATTACTAATGCCGCTCTACTCCACTTCAGACGAACTTTTATACAATCTTGAGGCAGTTAAGGGTTCAGAAGCAAAACGAAAATGGAGACAATCAATTAAAGAAAAATGGAATTATGAATGTGCGTATTGTGGATCCGAAAAAAATCTTACATTAGATCACATTACGCCAAGATCTAAAGGGGGGAGTGAAAGAGTTACAAACATCTTATGTGCCTGCCATTCTTGTAATCAATCTAAGGGTCATAAGATGTGGTCGGACTGGTATTTGAAACAAGCATTCTTTACAACTGAACGATTAGGTGATATTATTGAATGGCAGAAACAAATAAATGATAATGAATATCAAGTATATCGCCCAAGAAAAAATGTAATTTAATGCACCCGTACAGTATTCGCCCACTGTTAGAAGTATCAGTGGGTATTATCATCTCAATTTTAACAATTCTTATACCTTTAATAGTACTATTATGAAATTCACAGTTTACTCAAAGAATGGATGTCCCTATTGCACTAAAGTAAAACAAGTGCTAGAGTTATCAAGTCTTGAGCATGTTGTTTATACACTTGGAGAAAATTTTAATCGTGAAGATTTCTATGCAGAGTTTGGGATTGGTTCTACATTTCCTCAAGTAGTTATGAACGATACGGAACATCTTGGTGGGTGTACAGATACAGTTAAATACCTTAAGGAGCAGAATCTAGTCTAATGGAATCAACCTTTAATGAAGTTTACTATGATGTGGAAAAAGCAATTGACCTTTCTTTTAAGGGTCAATTTGTATTAAAGTTTTATGATTATTTGAAAGTTAAAGGAATTCTGAGAAGAGAGGTAGAGAAGTTTATTGAGAGTTCAACTGCAAGTGAACTGAGCAGTCTTGTAATGGATCTTGATGATTATCTTGAAGGTGGTGATGACAATGTTCATAAACAACTTCGTGAAGGATATGGACACATTCCAAAACCTCAGGCAAGAAAGATACGAAATTATTTGTACGGCATTCTAGAAGATGCTTGGAAGTATAGTCATGATAAAAAGCCAGGAAGAAGAAAAAAACAACAACCTAAATAACTCAGAACCCGAAATCAATCGGGGAGTTGAGTTATTACTGAGAGATAGGAGGAAGAGAGAATCAGAACCAAAGATTTTTCAAGTAAAATTTGGTAAAATGATTTCTCTCTTTCATAGGGAGTTTCATTTCTTTATAGAATTTCACTTTGATACCAAGAAAAAATAACTCTCTGGAGAAAACAAATGGAACCTGCATATGTAATAGCATTCAGTGTAATGTTTACCTTACTATTTTTTATGGTAGGAGGTATAATTGGTTGGTTAACTTACAGACATTTGTTAGAAATGAGACCTCCTTATCTGCATCCAGAATTCTTTGATGAAAACGGACAAGTCATACCCGACGAAGTTGTTGCTGTTAGATTTGAAGAAGGATATTTTGATGATGACGAAGATGATGATGATGACTAATTAATAATACTCACTAAATTAAAAACTGATTGGATAAACCTATTATGACTACAACAAAAACAAAACCAAGAACTATTGAAAAACCCATTGAAAGTCTTCCAACAAACCCTTTTGTATTTGAGATTTTAGAACTTACTTCAAAGCAAAGAAGTAATGCTAAAAAAATTGAAGTTCTAAAAACATATGAACATGATGCTCTCAAGTCGGTTTTGATTTGGAATTTTGATGAGACTGTAATTTCACTTCTTCCTGAAGGAGATGTTCCTTATGGTGATGTAAAAGATCAAAATGTTTACTCTGGAACTCTTTCAGAAAATCTTTCTAAAGAAGCTTCCGGCGGAGAATCTGCAACTGTACAAGACCTTCAGGGAAGAGGACGCACTTCTCTTCGTAAGGAATATCAAAATCTTTATCACTATGTAAAAGGAGGAAATAATACTCTTTCAACTATTCGTAGAGAGATGATGTTTATTAATCTTCTTCAAGGACTTCATCCCAAAGAATCTGAAGTTTTAATTCTTATAAAAGACAAAAAACTAACAGATAAATACAAGATAACTTTTGAGAATGTAAAAGAATCTTTTCCTGATATTCAATGGGGCAATCGTTCGTGAGTATAGCAACAGAAGAGAGGGAAAAAATGACAGAAAAGAAAAAAGAAAATAAACAAATTATACCTCATGAATATGGGTGTGAAATTCTTCTTGAAAAAACAACTATTGAAAAAGCAAAAGATCCATCTTTTCCAAATGATGCATATTTAATTTGGTATGTTGTGAATAAAGAACAATATATTGATTTAACTAGATGTGGAAAAAAATCTAGTTTGTTTGACATGTACTATGATACATATGGACCAGGTACGGTTCAAAAAATTGACTTTGGTTATGGAAGAGTTAATCCAAGAGTTTGGGGATATCAAAAAACAGAAAAAAGGAAAAGAAAATGAGCACAGGATTTGATGATACGTCAAATAAAAATAGAATTGATATTGATTTTGATTATGTAGATGTCATATTAAAGCAATATAAAAAAATTAAAAAATATAAGAAATCATCTCTATATACAATAAAAACTATGGACGGCACGGAGACGGTTATAAGTTCACTAATTAAAGAAGCAGAGGAAAATTCGTTAGATTAATGGGCAAGCATTATTTACTAAACCTTTATGGTTGCTCATTTGTTCTTTTGGATGATGAGAGTTGTCTTATAGATTTACTAGAAAATGCAGCATTTGCAAGTGGTGCTAATGTAATTCAAACTATCTCAAAAAAGTTTGATCCTCAGGGAGTTACAGTATTATGTTTATTGTCAGAGAGTCATATTAGCATTCATACTTGGCCAGAAGAGGGTAGAGCAGCAGTTGATGTTTATACTTGTGGAGATTGTAATCCTAAGATTGGATGTGACATTATTATTCAACAACTTTATGCAACCGATCACAGACTAACCTATATTGAAAGATGAGACCTTGACAGGTCTCTTTTTTTTATGTATAATTACCTTTGTTCAGGTTGATAAGGAATGGATAAAGAACGCTTAAAGCTTATAGTAAGAAATATGGAGTCTCTATTAGATTGTCTCAAGGCAGAACTTTATGTACCAGATAATAACGTACAATATAGTGAGGTTTCAAACTACATAACAGATTACGACGAAATTTACAACGAAGAAGATGATTGATATGAAACCGATTAAAGCAAAAGACCTTCTGGAACTGGATCATCGTATGCAGGTTGTGATGATCCGGCAGACACAACTTCCACAAACTCTTGTATGGCAAGCAGGTAAAAATGATTATAGTGAAGACCCTATTCACACCAAGTTCCCACCAAATGAGAAAGAATGTGGTGAGTGGGTGGTGGAGCAACTACTTGCGAACGAAAGAGGGCACTGGGGACCACTAGAGCATCCTTCCATTACTTTGGATTGTGTTGGGTTCGTTCATAATGTAATGGTTCAGGCAAGAACTCATCGTATTGGAGTTTCCTTTGACGTACAATCGCAAAGATATACCGGCCGTCGTGTATTAAAGGTTGCGACTGGTGACCTGAAACCTGAAGAGGTCTTCTATGTGCGCCCAGAAGGTCTCTACCTTGACCGTAAAGGGCACAAGTATGAATGGACGAAGAATGACTACGAAAGGCAGTTAAAGTTCTGTCTGGCGGCATCTGAGAGGTTTGCGGAGGGTTATAATACTCGGGGTATGGCAGAAGAACATTTGAGAGATTATCTTCCTCAAAATATTCGCCAGAACTTTGTGGTCTCATTCTCTCTTCGTTCTGCCCTACACTTTCTGGACTTAAGAGCAAAGTTGGATGCTCAAGTAGAAATCCAAGCATTAAGTGAAGGTATGATTCCTGTAATGAAAGAATGGGTTCCAGAAATCTTTGGTTATTATGTAGAAAAAAGGCTTCACCGTGCACGATTAAGTCCCTGAGGTATTATGAAAACTTATTGTGTAAAAGACCATCTTACTGGTCATATATTTAAAGTTCTTCTTAGTGAACAGGATTTCCAAAATTTTCTTAAGGAAAATCCCGATATTGATGAGTGCATTGATTGTATTGAGTGTGATGACGCTAGTAGTATTACTTTAGAATAAATAATCACAATATAATAGAGGTGTAAATTTTGGCGACATATCCCATAGTGAATAAGGAAACTGGTGAACAAAAAGAAGTTATAATGAGTGTTGATGAGTGGGATCAATGGAAAAAAGATAATTCCGAATGGATACGAGATTGGTCTGACCCCTCAACTTGTCCAGCATCTGGAGAATTAGGAGAGGTTTATGATAAACTTAAAAAATCTCATCCTGGATGGAACGATGTTCTTTTACAAGCATCAAAGGTTCCTGGATCAAAAGTAAAACCCGTTTAAACTTATATGTCAAGAAGAAAAAAAGACGAGCAACAAATTGGGGTTGGGATGGCTGCTAGACAAATGAAACGTAAAAAACCAATCAATCAGGATATAATGAGAGAGATTGAACCTCTCACAAAAAATCAAGAAATACTCTTCGAATCTTATAATAATAATCAAAATCTTGTTGCATACGGTTGTGCAGGTACAGGTAAAACATTTATCACTCTCTATAATGCACTGAAAGATGTTCTAGATGAAAGAACTCCTTATGAAAAAATTTATATTGTAAGGTCTCTTGTTGCCACTCGTGAGATTGGATTTCTTCCTGGAGATCATGAAGATAAATCATCACTTTATCAGATTCCTTATAAGAATATGGTAAAGTATATGTTTACCCCACAAGATGAAGCATCTGCCGAAATGCTTTATGGTAATCTTAAAACTCAAGGAACGATTAGTTTTTGGAGCACTTCTTTTATTCGTGGTACTACACTGGACAAGGCAATTATTATTGTAGATGAATTTGCCAATCTAAATGGACACGAATTGGATTCTATCATTACTCGTGTTGGTGAAGATTCTAAAATTATGTTCTGTGGCGATGCAACTCAAAGTGATTTAATTA